AGAAGACCTCTGTGTATTTCTTCTGTACCAGCTCGTAATATACCAGTGTCATTCAATATTTCAAATGCCAAAGCATCAAAACTTGGATTTGCTGTTTCTACCCATGTTAGAGGTATTTCAAGAAATCCTAACACAGCTAATGCTACCGCAGTGTGCTGGCCATCAAATATGTAGTATGTTCCATTTCTTAGAGCTGAAGCGATTGGTCTTACTACACGTGGATCAAAATTTTCCATGATCTTTAGAACATGTAACGGTCTAAGATCTCTTTGTACACCATAATTGAAAGATATTGACGAAGCTAATAAAAAAGACATTGGATTCGTTATTTCAATATTTTTATTTTCTACAATCACAGCTAGATCAGAAATTGATGTAGGATTTAACCCTTCGGGTAATTTCATTTCGGGAATTTTTTTAAGTTCTTCCCATCTTTCTAGTGCTGCTTGTAGTCTTTTTTTGAAATGAGGTATTTCTCTTTCCCCATCTGCGTAGAACTCCTCAACGACTTGAGCGAGTGTTTTTACTTTTTGTTGTGTTGACATTTTAGTCTCCTATTATTGTTAATAGTTGCGAAGGATGATCATGTACCATCCCAGCGACTGATATTATATTACAATGCTATCAATTTAAAGTCAACCTAAACTATCAATCCAGTTTTTGACACTGTCTTGATTGGGCTAACTGCGTTGGAGTATTCTGTTGCCACTTTATCCAGGCAAGGTCCTATGCCCACTATGGCTGACTTGTTGATTGTGACTCCATCCACACTGTCCATCGTGGGGATGAATGCTCCAAAGGCCAGGCCCTGTTGGCTGACCATGATCACGACCGGTCTGTCCAGGGTCACTGTGTGCTCATCCTGATCCTTGATGCGTGCCACTACTTCCTCTCCGGTGGAGATCTTGATAGTGGTAATTGTATCGTTTGTTGGTATCTTCATATGTTTAATAATATATGTATTTTGTCAAACAGTCAATTGTAATTTAGAACTGCTCTTCTTCTGTGCTGCCTGCTATGGCCTTGGTTGATGTGGTGCCGGCCGAAATTATAGTGCTCACAGCGTCAAAGTAGCTGGCCCCAACTTCTCTCTGATGTTTGACTGCTGTGTATCCTCGGTCATAGGCAGCAAATTCCTTCTCCTGCACTTCTGAATAGGCAGTCATGCCCTGTGTTCGATACTTGTCCGCCAGGTCAAATATGGCCATGTTCTGTGCATGGAAGCCAGCCAGTGTGATGAATTGAAATTTATAACCCATGGCTCCTATCTCTTGTTGGAACGTGGCTATCTCTGCATCGCTGAGATGTTTCTTCCAGTTGAACGATGGCGAGCAGTTGTAGGCCAACAGCTTGCCTGGAAATTTAGCATGAATGGCATCTGCAAATTTTTTTGCTTCTTGTATGCTAGGCTTGTCTGTCTCACACCAGATTAGATCCGCGTAGGGTGCGTATGCAAGACCCCTTGCGATCGCTTGGTCCAAGCCATTGCGCACATAATAAAATCCCTCGGGGGATCTCTCACCTGTGCAGAATGCTCTATCATTTGCATCTATGTCTGAAGTTAGAAGTTTTGCTGCGTTGGCATCTGTTCTTGCACATATCACCAATGGCACTCCGCACACATCCGCAGCCAACCTGGCCGCGATGAGATTGCGTATGGCGTTCTGCGTGGGGATCAATACCTTGCCGCCCATGTGACCGCATTTCTTCTCAGAGCTCAACTGATCTTCCAGATGTATGGCAGCGGCTCCCGCGTCTATCATCTTCTTGGTCAGTTCAAAAACATTCAGTGGTCCACCAAAGCCCGCCTCGCCGTCCGCCACTATGGGCATGGCGTAGTCTCGCAGTTCCGACAACTGCAACTTGCCCTCCATCAGCTCCATCTGCTGTATCTGATCGGCCCGGGCCAGTGCGTTGTTCATGGCGCGGATCAATCTGGGCACTGAGTCGTAGGGATATAGACTTTGGTCGGGATACATTTCGCCTGCTGAATTTGCATCCGCCGCAACTTGCCAGCCAGAAAGATAGATCGCCTTGAGCCCTGCCTTGGCGTGCTGTACCGCGTGGTTGCCGGACAATGATCCTAACGTGTTGATGTAGGGTTGGGTGTTCAATAGATTCCACAGTTTCTGTGAACGCAGTTTGGATATGGTGTGCTCCACCCCAAAGGTGCCCTGCAGCCGCTTGACGTCGTCGCTGGAGTAGGGCCTCAGTATGCCTTGGAACCTATCCATTGCGCACTGCCAGTTTCTCTTCCAGATACTTGACGAACTGTGCGCCGGTGAGATTGTGTTTGCCATCTTCCGCGGTGGGAGTGGCGTCCACGTGGCTCGCAGTCTCGTCGTAGCAGTCGTCATTGAAGGTCACGCAGTTGCTTTCGATGTTGTGTTTCTGTCTCCGTGTCATGTATTTCCTTTACAAATTTACAAAATTATTTTACAAGTTTACAAAATTATTTATGTCTCGTCAAAGGAAAAAAATTGTTCGTGGAAGTAAAACAGTAAAATGTTTACAAACGAAGATTTTATCTTTGTAAAGTTTGTAAACTACTTGTCCGCCGCTATGTGCGGCAGCACGAACTGTATGCCCAGCCAGCGGAACTTCTTGGCACTGTCCGCGAAACTGCAATTGATCCTGGCAGTTCTCACCTTGTAAGGATTCAAGGGTTCTATGACCACTGTATTTTCTCCCGTGAATCTCAGTGGCACAGTGGGCCAACTGTCTCCGTCGTTGGTGGTACAAACTATATTTTTTAAATTTTTTAATCCTGGCACAAACTCTATCTCCAGTTGTGGGGGGTTATTGAACTCTGACACTTTCTTGTCCGCGGGCAGGAATCGTACATAGGGCATGGGCAGTGTGTTCAGAACCATCTCAAATCTTTCAGCCTTGCCCCAGTTCTCATTGATGGGGAATCTCGGCAGCTCATATCTGTCCTTGAGGCTGTCCATCACTCCGGAATGCTGTCCAAATGCCAGTCTAAATCCCATGTCCTTGACCAGTGCCTTGAATTCCAGGCTGTACTCGCCAAATGGGTATGAGAAGTATTCGGGTATGGAGCCCAGCTCTCTCATGAAGTCCTGCGACGCCCTCTCCAGGTCCTTGCGCTGAGTGTCTTGATCCCAGCCCACCATGTAGTCATGAGAGTAGCTGTGATGTCCTATCACTCCCAATCCTGACTCGTGTATCTCGCGGATCTGTGCCCAGGTCATGTAATTTTTATTCTTGGAATTGATCTCTCTGGTGTTGATAAACAGCACGAAAGGTATGCCTTCTTTTTTTAAGATAGGCCATGCATGTCGGTAGAAACTGGCCCAGGCGTCATCCACTGTCAACAGCACCCGCTTGTTGTAAAGCTCTCTGTGTCCATGCACGTAGTCGTCGAACTCTTCTATGGAGATGAAATCCAATTTCATCTGCTGTATCATTTTAATCTGTTTGCGGAATTCCGCTATCTTGACGTTGGTGCTGGGGTACTTGTTCTCCTCGAACTTGTGATACATCAGTCCTATCACGCCCTGTTCTCTGTGAGGCTCCATGGATAGAGCAATACTATTGATTGTTAAAAACAACAATAATAATAGTGTTCTCATACTTGTATTATAGTTTATTTTTAGTAAATGTCAATGTTAGTTTGACAACTTGGGCCATTTGCTCAGATCGGGGGCAGTCTTTTCTATCTTGGCTTTTTCTTTGGGTAATTTAGGCATGAAGTTTATGCCTGTGAGTTTTTCCACTGCAGACACCGTGGTAGCATATTTGGGAAGATCCGCCACGGGTAGAGCTGTGTTGGGAAATATGAATGCTATGGCCTTGCCTTCTTTTCTATCAATAATCACTTTCCATAATTGATCAGGCACTCCCACTCTGCCCTCACCAATGGTCTTGAATCCGTTGTTGTACACTGTGCCCGTGATCACATATAGATCCATGCCATTGTCCACCACCCATTCTCTCACAAATGTTTCCAACTGTTTCCATATGCCTCTGTTGTGGTTGGGCACCTGTGGTACCATGTTGCTTAGGAAGAAGCTCTCACTCATGACCTGTTCACTCTGTGTGTTGTTGCCTGCTGGAGCAAGATGTCCCCGATCAAAGGGATGGCCTGCGTAATCTTTCAATGTGGCCGTGTGTTGTGTGGGTATGGCGGGATCTGGCCTGAAGTCGTCCTTGCGTTTGAATGTGCCTGTGGTGCCTTCCTGGGTCACGTGTTCCACCACATACTCTGCTGTCTTGGTATCATATCTGTAGTGTATGGCATAGTTTATCTTGCAGATGTACTGTGAATTTTGCTTGATCTTGCTGACGGGCGCTCCCAGCAGCACATGTTGTGGACACTTGTCGTCGATGGGATTTGCCCAGGCAGTGGCCGTGAACAACCACAGCGCTATCAATGCAATCCTAATCATGCTGCTATTTATATATTAAGTTGGGTTATATTATTTCTTGGTTTTCTTTTGTTCCTGCGCTTGAAATAATTCTTGGGGTGCAGGTAAACGTCCACATAGATCCAAACCAGGATGGCCAAGATGGCCACGGGCACTGACACAGCGAAGATGACGTCCATGGTGCTCTCCGGTTGGTTATCAGGGTGCCCTCGCGAGCACCCTGTGTATGCAATTACTTATTTCT